TGTATACAATCTGTTGCTACTCTTTAGTGTACCTAGTGTACCTAGTGTACCTAATGTATCTCTTAAAGTAACACATTAATTATGTCACACTCATACAGCTGTGCCCTTATAAGATCATCCAGGGGGTATATCCCACAAACATGGTATTGCTGAGGCTTGACAGGTGACTTGTGATTTGCTAAAGTGTGCTCAACAGCTAGCGAATGACTAGCAAAAGACACACACACACACACACAACAGGAGATACTTAAGATGTTTACTAATGAAAACGTACAGTTCAGCCTGAAAGCTTACATGAAAGCTTATGTGAAATGTGAGGATCAGACAATCACTATCATCGAGCATGGTGAGCCTGTGTACTTCATTCAGCTTGAGGGGTCTGTAGATGACTTTGATGGCTTCATTTGGGATCTCATCAGCAAGACGATGTACACAAGGGCCTTCTATGGTGTAACTGCTGAGGAAGCTGGTGAGATCATCATCAAGATAGCTGAAGAGAATGACATGTATGATATCTGCCACAAGTACCTCTAAGGTTACATAGGTGCTAGCTTGCTAGTAGTGGATAGTCCTAATACATAGAGACTTGACAGTTGTAAGCTGTCGCTTGACAGTTGTAAGCTGTTGCTTGACAGTTGTATCATCTGAGTTAGTCCTTACACTTAGCACATTCACTATTGACAAACACTAGAGAGTGTGCTAAAGTAAGAAGTAATCAAAGATTACAAGCACTAATTAATAACCAAATGTCTATAGGAGACAACATCATGACACACACTAAGCTCATTCCTCTTACAACGCTGATCAAGGACTTACTGGAAAGCCACCATGCAGACACTTATTTTGGAGACCTTGTAGAGGCAATTGAAACTGCAGGGGAGCAAGCATATATTGATGACCTGATCTTTGAGACTGCCGATAATCTCTGCCCTGTTTACTATTATGATCTGAACAAGTGGATTGGGGAACACGTTGAAGAGATCAATGATACAGCTCGTGAATACGGCATCGATTCAGTTAACTTTGACCTCTATAAACTAGCCCAGCAGGCTTGGGTAGTTACTGAAGAAGGGGCTATGCGGGAGTATGTTGAGGATGCTTGCCTTGTGGTAGCCCTAAAGCAACTTGCTAAAGATATGCCCAAAATCTCTGAAGAGACATTCAGTGAACTCAAGATTGCCCTTGAAAATGCCTCTCCTGAGACCGTTGGGGATATCTTGGATGCCGCTGAAACGCTCAAGAAAGAAGAGGAGGAATGAAAAGTCACTCAGAATTCACTCAGAATTCACTCAGAATTCACTCAGAATTCACTCAGAATTCACTCAGAATTCACTCAGAATTCACTCAGGAACGACGATAGGCACTCTGGTAAGGCCAACATACCACCAAGTGCCCTATCGTTTAACCTGAAGCAATTCTGAGGCCTCTGCGGCCATTTTAAATAGGAAACCACAACATGTACATTGTCATTCACGATTACAGAACACCAGGAGGCAAGATGAGAATGATCAGCTGCAATCTATGCAAAGAAGTACCCGTAGAGTGCTTTGATGAGAACACACTGAGCGCTACAGTCTTTACTCAAGTGCAGCCTGCAGTAGACTACATCGATTCACTCTATGAGAACTCCAAAGTTACCTATGAGCAGCGCGAGAGTATGATCTTCAGCATTTATGAGCAGCTTGGCAACTATATGGTTGGTCGTCCCTATAAAATGTGGTGTATCGAACATGAATATGAACATGAATATGAACATGAATATTAAATATTTAATTCACAAAGAAACCTCAATAGTTTACTCTAAAGAGTACTATGAGGAACATAAAGACAACATCGATTTAACTGAATTCTATGTAATAAATGGGAATTAATATGCAGGAATACGACAATGAATGGGTTAATGAAGGAATAAACGATAGTGGAAAGCCAGAAGATCAGAAGCATTATCAGGGCTTAATTCAGCCTATTGAATTAATGCAAGAGCTGCTTTCTCACAAGGAATTCATAGGTTTCTGTAAAGGAAATATGATCAAATATGCCTATAGGGCAGGTCATAAAAATGGGGAATCTGGTAAGAAAGACAAAGAGAAATATGAAGCTTATAAAGAGTTTCTCAATAGGCATCTTTATGGCAGACCACTGATTGAACGAGACGAAGAGTAGTAAGATTACTCTATCTAATAGGGGAGATTATATTAATATTGATCTAGGTCAAGAAAAAAAATATAATCTCCAGTACTAGAGAGAGGTAGGATAAGACATTGATGTAGATCAAATCAGAGAGACAAGGGACTATAGTTAACTTAAAGATAACCTAAAGATAAACTATAGAGAACTATCGATATTAACTTTAATGATAATAACTATAATAATAACTTATAAGAGTATAATCATAATAATAATAATAATTATAGTATAAATAACTAAGTAGGTTATTACTATAGATACTAATCTAAAGACTAACAACAGACAACTTTAAGTTAACTAAAGGAAATCAAATGGACACTAAAGAAGCTATTAACTCTATTCGAATTAATGAAGTAGGGTATGATGAGTTATGTCTTAAATATGGGAAGCATTTAGTCGATAAAGAAATAGAATTAGAGCTTGAAAGTAAAGACTTAGCTTATCAAGCTTTCATGTCTAAAATTAATAAGGCCAGAGAGAATAAAACTTTAGCTGACACTGGTACGACTAAAGTTTTACTTAAGGAAGCCCTTCCGGCCTTTTGTAAGGGACTAAAAGATTTCTACACTAAAGCTGATTCAGGTAAACCGGGGAAACGCCATATTTGTGCAGTTGTCTTAAAGCAGTTAGAGATTGAGCATGTTGCTTTCTTGTCTCTGAGAGCTATTCTCTCTAATGCTATTCCTCAGATAAACCTTACGTCCCTTGCGAAGGAACTAGGGACTGAGTTAGAGTTAGAGCTTAAGTTCCAAGATGTTTTGTCTACTTTGTCTGAGAAAGAGAAGTCTCAATTTCAGGTCAATCTAAACAAGCGTATTGGTATGTCTTTTAAGGAAGCTTTTGTGCGAGCAAAGGACAACTATCTTTCTGATGAAGGACGTAAAGAGAAGTGGGAGAAATGGAGTGATTCTGTACGAGTTAACTTAGGCATGAAGTTAATTGATATCTTCATTGTGTCTACAGGTCTGGGTAAGATCTCTAAGTACTCCAAGGGTGGCAGCTTTAACATTACCTATCGTTTTGAGATAGCTCCTGAGATTGTCCAATACATTGCCCATAACGATAAGGAAATGGCAGATTTGCTATTCAAAAATCGTCCTATGATCATCCCTCCAAAGCCGTGGACTAATCCTATCAACGGAGGCTATTACATCAATCTCAAGAGACCTATTCCCTTAGTTCGTCTTAATGAAAAGACTGTTATGGATCTCTATGGAGATCTCGATATGCCTGACGTCTACAAGGCTGTTAACGCTATCCAAGAGACCCCTTGGAGGATCAACCAAAGGGTACTCAAGGTAGCTCAGGAAATCTCCAAGTGGAGGCATATCCCTGAGGGACTTGAGATGCCTTTAGCTGAACCTGAGGAACCTCCAGTGAGACCTGAAGCTGCAGACAAGGATCCTAATGTTCAGAAAGAATGGCGTAAGGCTATGGTTATCTACTATCAGCGTGACAATAAGCGTAAGTCTAAGCGTTATGCAGTGAATGCTCAGCTTGCTCTTGCTGATCTCTATAAAGACTATGAACGTATCTACTTTCCTCATAATCTTGACTTCCGTGGACGTGTCTATCCATTGCCACTGTTGAATCCTCAGGGAACTGACTTCTGCAAGAGTCTTATTGAGTTTGCCGATGGTGTGCCTTTAGGAGATTCGGGGGTAGCTTGGTTAGCTATCCAAGGTGCTAACTGCTATGGGCTTGATAAGAAACCCTTAGAGGAACGCATTGCGTGGGTCTATGAGAACACTGAGTTGATTCTTAGGACTGCTAAAGATCCTCTTACAGACCTCGAATGGACTGAAACAGATTCCCCTTGGGAGTTCCTAGCATTCTGCTTTGAGTGGGCTGATTTCATGGACCAAGGTACAGATTATGTGTCTCACATTCCAGTAGCATTCGATGGCAGCTGCAGTGGTATCCAGCACTTCTCAGCTATGCTAAAGGATGAGATTGGGGGTACTGCAGTTAACCTCGTGCCTGATGATAAAGTTCACGATATCTACGGTATTGTCGCTGAGCACGTTAAGAAGGCACTCATTAAGGATGCTGCGGAAGGTACTGAAGACGAACTAAAGACTGCCGATGATGGTCAAGAGTATGTCTCTAAGGGTACTAAGGCTCTCGCTAAGGAGTGGCTTGCTTATGGAGTTACTCGTAAGGTAACCAAGAGACCAACTATGACACTTTCATACGGAGCGAAAAAGTTTGGCTTTACTGAGCAGATCCTTGAAGACACTATCTATCCTTGTCTAGAGCATCACCCTTTAGCATTCTCTAAACCACGACAATCTGCTAGCTATATGGCAGATAAGATTTGGAGTTCCTTAGGTGAAGTTGTTGTCAAAGCTAGAGAAGCTATGGACTGGCTACAGACTGCCTCAGGACTACTCGCTACGGACAAGAATATCAACGGAGAGAACCTTCCTACACAATGGGTAACTCCGAGTGGTTTCTTAGTTCGTCAAAGGTATCCTAAGGTTCGCCTAAAGAAACTTAAGACCTTCTGCAGTGGAACTATTCATGTGTCTGATGAATCGGGTGCTCCTGATGAAGCTAAGGAAGCAGGTGAGACCTTTCAGATTAGTGTCTCTGAAGACCTTGGTGAAATTGATTCCCGTAAGCAGAAGCAAGGCATTGCTCCTAATTACGTCCACAGCATGGATGCAAGTCACCTCATGTTGACTGTAGACGCTTGTGTTGACGCAGGGATCCATCAGTTTGCTATGATTCATGATTCTTATGGTTGTCCTGCGGGTCAAGGGGATCTGATGTTCTCTCTGGTAAGACATGTCTTTGCAGAGACCTACAAGCAGAATGATGTGCTTCAGGATCTTCATGATCAGGTTGAGAACATGTTGTCTCCTAAGAAAGCTAAGGAACTTCCTCCTATCCCCAAGCACGGCAACCTAGACCTTGATGTAGTTAAGCAGTCTATGTATGCTTTTTGCTAGTATTTGATAATATAATCTGCATTACTAGAGAGAACCAAGGAACCTCTCTAGTACTTCATTTAGAACACTTATATAAGGAAACCATTTAAAATGATCGAACGTTACACTACTCCGAAGGGCTTTGCTCAGTATCCTCGCCTTAAGGATCCCGATACGAAGTTTAACCCTGATGGTGTCTTCAGTGTCACTATGCGCTTTGAGGGTATGACAGATGAGCTCAAGAAACTCATTGAGAAACTTGAGGCCATTCAAGACAAAGCATTTGATGAAGCAGTGTCTGAAGCTAATGCAATGAACAAGAAGAAGATCACTAAAGCTGATCTCTACCTTGAAGATGAGGAAGGCAATATCTACCTTAAGTTCAAGCAGAATGCAGTCATCAAGAAGAAGGATGGTTCTACAGCTAACGTTAAGATTGCACATTTTGATTCTAAGGGCAAGCCAGTGGACGTCAATGTAGGCCGTGATTCAGTGATTCGTCTTAGCTTCACTGCAACACCTTACTTCATGCAGTCTACGAAGACTGTAGGTCTCAGCCTTCGTCCTGTTGCAGTCCAAGTGATTAAGCTTAACGAGTTTGGAGGCAACTCTGCAGAGGACTACGGCTTCTCTTCTGATGAAGAAGGCTATGAGGCATCCAAGGAAGAGGCACCTTTTGACAGTCTTGATGAAGATGAAGTAGAATCACGTAAGGCTGTTGGAGCCACTGATTTTTAATAATTACTAGGGAGTACCTAAGATGATTACTTTGGAAGAACTTGAGAACCGCATTGATAAGGCTCAATCTACTCTTGCTACGATGCAGGATGTTGTGCAGGGTCTTAAGACTAACATTGAGGAACTTAAAGAGGAACAAAAGGAACCTACTTTCGATCTCTATGATTGGAACCCATGCACCATTAAATTCCCTGATCATGTGCTGCAAGATATCGAATGTGACTTTGTTGCAGTCATGCTGATGCATAAGGATGTCTATAAGGAATACTGTGAAGATGTAGAAAGTATTCCTGTAGATGCCTCTAGCGTGCAAGATGGTAGCCTCTTTATTGGTTACATGTACTTTTCGCTTAATGGTGCTGAACCTACCTTCAAGTACGCTAATGGATCTCCTATCTTTGATAAGGGCAGTGAAGAGAAGCGAGATCCTAAGAATTATTACTTTAAGTACGTCTTTGGTGGTATCTAATGACCACCCGCAGTGCAGCATACAGCAAAGCTAAAAGGCACAACGCGGGTACCTACAGATCAGGACTTGAGGAGAAGAATTCAGACTTCCTCAAGTCCTTTTCTATTGAGCCACACTATGAGGAACAGTACTTAGAGTATGTCGTTCCTCAGAGTACTCACAAGTATACCCCTGATTTCGTGTTGCCTAATGGCATCATTATAGAAACTAAGGGTGTCTGGGATGCTGAAGATAGGAAGAAGCATTTATTAATCCGTGAGCAACATCCTGAGTTAGATATCCGGTTTGTCTTTAGTAGAAGTAAGACGTACATTTATAAGGGATCGTCTACTACTTACGCTAGCTTCTGCAACAAGAACGGCATTAAGTTTGCCGATAAGCTGATCCCCGAAGAATGGCTTAAAGAGAAACCTAAAGATATCCCTGAGGGAATCTTGAAGAACAAGAATAATAACAATAACAACAAGAGAATTAATAAATGACTACTACCTTTAAGGAACCACTGATTGACTACCATAGAAACTTTGTTAAGTTCAAGTCTCGCAGTTCTACGGATTATCTGGTGGTTCACTGTAGCGCTACTCAAAATAACCCTGAGTACACTTGGAAAACTATTGATCAAATGCATAGACAAAAGGGGTGGCTAGGCATTGGCTATCATTTTGTCATTCTTACGGATGGAACTATTCAAAATGGTCGACCCATTGAAGCTATTGGCAGTCACGTTTTGGGTTATAATGATGATAGTCTTGGTATATGCCTTATTGGGGGGACTGATCGTAACGGTAAGTCTGTAGACAACTTTACGGTCAAGCAAAAGGAATCCCTTAAGAAACTCTTAGACTGGCTTAAGAGTAAGTATCCCAAGGCTCAGGTCTTAGGTCATCGGGATTTCCCCGGGGTAGCTAAAGACTGCCCTTGCTTTGATGTTCAGTCGTGGTATGGTCGAGGAGCTCTCTATATTGTCTATGAAGATGAGCATTCCTTAGATGGATGTAAGTTGTCTAAGGCTGATCTTTTAGAGGCTAATGGTACTCTAGAGTTCACTAAGGGCGACCTTGTGAGGGTCCGATAATAAAATCTCCATTACTAGAGAGAGGCACTTTATGAGAACTTGGATATTGCTTGCAGTCTTTGCTTTAGGTGCCCTCTCGGGGTATAAGGTTGAAGACCTCAGGAACACTGCTAAGCTTGCAGAGATACAGGCACAGCATCAGGTTAAGCAACAGGAGCTCATAGCAAAGAAAGATGAAACGATATCTCTCATACTTAAGAATTCGAGTGATACTACTGCTGAGCTCACTTCTCTTGGCAAGCGGATTGACAGGGTGCAGTACAACTTACGTATCACCGATAGATCAATCATCACGAATGCCGGAAGAGCTGATGCAAAGTCAGTCCAAGCGTGTAGACAGTTACTCGCAGAAAGTGCAGGACTTCATAGAGAGAGCCTTGAGATACTCAGAGACCTCAACACAAGACTAGAGGCATTTATCAAACTGAACAGTAAGGAGAACTAAAATGTTTGCCTTTCCCGTGTGGGAGGTTTTGTTTAACCTTCTATGGGCTTTTGCTGGTTTGACTGTAGTCTTCTTTTTGCTTGTAGGAATTATGCGGCTCTATGTGACTATCTTTTATGTCGAATAAAATATCAGCGACCATAGCATAATTGGATAATGCTACATTCTTCTAAAGTGTACGATGGGGGTTCGAGTCCCTCTGGTCGCGCCAAATACTCAGAAGGCGATTGGTGAAACGGGTAGACACAAGTTACTTAAAATAACTCGGAGAAATCCTTAGGGGTTCGAATCCCCTATCGCCTACCAAAGCTATACCATAGTTAACCTAAAGGAAACCAAATCATGGAACCTATTGAACGTAAATCAGATTGGCATTATCCTGATGGAGATTCATATCGTGATGAGCTTCACAACAATCAGAAAGAGAAGTGGGAGTATGAATATGAAGCCTTCCTAGATTCTGAAGATGATGCTAATGACGAAGATGAGGAGGATGATGAAGATGAGTGATGATATTTGTCATGCATACTGCGTAGGTAACTCTAAGGCTATCCTACGGGCACGCTCTAAAGGCCTATATACTTTTGAATTGGAGTATCCTAGGTTCATCCATAGTGAATTCATGACCCACAGAATGTTCTCAAAATCTTCCTCTAGTTCACGTGCAGTTCCTGTAGAGAAGACAATTCAGAACATCTTGAATGAACCTTGGAAACCTTTGCATGTCTATAAGAACTGCAGAGGCATGCAAGGTAAGGAGCTTGTGAGTGATGATGAGTATGATAGCTTCTGCGAACATTGGGATGATGCTAAACACCAAGCTATCGAGGTCGCCCATAAGATGATCAAAGAGGGGTTTCATAAGCAGCACATTAATCGTATCCTTGAGCCCTTCACTAAGATCAAGGTTATTGTCACTGCTACTGAGTGGGACAACTTCTTTAAGCTCCGATTGGCACATGATGCTGACCCAGAGATTCAGGATCTTGCTAAGGCTATCAAGCTGGCTATGGACAACGCTGCAGAGTACATCTACGTCAACGCACTTAGTGGCTGTACGCTTCCTTATGTCAACATTGATGAGATAGAAGCTATCGAGGATAGACGGATGCTTAAGCTTATTTCAGCTGCACGCTGTGCCCGAGTGTCTTATCTCAATCACGATGGGTCTGCCCCAGATATTCTAAAGGATCTTAAGCTTGCTAAGCACCTTATTGAGAGTGGGCATATGACACCATTTGAACATCAGTGCAGGGGGATCTTTGAGGGTGATGCCTTTTACTATAACCTTCGTAATTTCCAAAGTGCACGCTATATGTTAGATCATGGAATCAACCTTTCTGCACCATGAGCCCTGTCCTAAGTGTGGCTCTAGTGATGCTCTTGCTGTTTTTAGTGATGGTCATAGGTATTGCTATAGCTGTCTCTCTTATTTTAGACCTACTGGGTCTATAGACACTAATACACCTGATAGGGGGGTAAGAATGCCATCAAACATGATTCCTTTAGGGGAACTACAGATTTCTGCATTACCTGCCCGAGGTATCACTAAAGACACTTGTTCTAAACTTAAGTACTACGTTGGGGAGTATAAGGGTAACCCTTGTCAAGTGGCTTGCTACTATGATGACAAGGGTTCTCTTGTAGGCCAGAAACTGAGATTCCCTGATAAGTCTTTTGCTGTACTCGGGAAGATCTCAGGGTGCCTCTATGGTTCTCAGTTGTGGTCTAGTGGTAAGAAACTGATCATTACTGAGGGTGAAGTGGATGCACTCACGGTCTCTCAGGTGCAAGGCAATAAGTGGCCTGTTGTGTCCATTCCTAATGGTGCTCAGGCTGCTAGGAAAGTCATTGAAGCTAACCTAGAGTATCTAAATAACTTTGAAGAGATCATCCTAATGTTTGATATGGATGATCCGGGACGTAAAGCATGTGAAGATTGTGCAAAGATTCTCCCAGTGGGTAAAGCGTACATTGCTAATCTACCTCTTAAGGATCCTAATGAGTGTCTTAAGGCTGGGAGATCAGGTGACCTTGTATCGGCCATATGGAACGCTAAGCCTTACAGACCTGATGGAATTGTTTCAGGTCAAGATCTCTATGAGAAGTGTGTGGAAGGTCTTGATAGTCTTAAAGACAGTGTGGCCTATCCTTTTCAAGCTCTCCAAAGCAAGACAAACGGTGCTAGACACGGTGAGCTTTATGTCATTACCTCAGGATCAGGTATGGGAAAATCCACTCTACTCAGAGAGCTTGAATATTTCTTTGGTGTCTCTAAAGGCGAGACTTGTGGCGTGGTTGCTCTTGAAGAGTCTACAGCAAAGACAGGACTTGAACTTATGTCCATATTTCTTAATAGACGTCTCATTATCAGCGTGGATCCCGATAGTGTTTCTAAAGAAGAACTCAAGAGTGCTTTTGATGCCACGATTGGCAACGGAAAGTTCTTCCTCTATGATCACTTTGGATCACTTGATTCTGGGAATCTGCTTAGTAAGCTTAGATACATGATCGTAGCTTTAGGATGCAAGAGAATCTTCCTAGACCATATCTCTATTGTTGTCTCTGGTATGGACAATAGTGACGATGGCGGGGAGCGTAAAGCTATTGACAAACTAATGACAAACCTTAGATCCCTTGTTGAAGAAACAGGGTGTACTATGTATGTCGTTAGTCACCTTAAGCGCCCCGATAAGAAAGGTCACGAAGAAGGAGCTCAGGTGTCTTTAAGTCAACTTAGAGGTTCCGGTGCTATCGCTCAGCTTGCAGATATGGTGATTGGCCTGGAGAGGAATCAACAGGGAGATAATCCTAATGTCATGGCCATTAGAGTACTTAAGAATCGTTTCAGTGGTTTGACTGGTATAGGTGGTTATCTTTATTATGATCCAGAAACAGGCCGACTAAAGGACTACGATTGCCCATTTGAGGATGACTTGGGTGACTGCCCATTCTAATTATTTATTGGCAAAGCTATAGAAGGATATAGAAAATGCTTCAACTATACGACAAACATATTATTACTGATATCGAAACCAATGGTCTCTTGGATACCGTAACTAAATTCTGGTGCGCATGGATCTACGATAGTGTCTCTCAGGAATACAAAGGTTATAAGGGTCTCGATGAATACATTGATGCTCTTAATGTATATGGCACTAGCGGTTATAACTTGGTATTTCACAATGGTATCAAGTACGATGTCCCTTGTCTTAAGCGACTATCAGGTAAAGACTTTGTATTTGACCCTAGGGATTGTGTTATCGATACGCTTGTCTTTGCTCGTCTAATTTGGAGCAACATTAAAGATCTCGATATGGGCTTAATTCGTTCTGGGAGGCTTCCCAAGGATCTCTTTGGTTCCCATTCATTGAAAGCCTATGGCTATCGTATGCGTGAACTAAAGGGCACCTATGGGGAACAGGAGGAGGCTTGGGACAGCTTCTCAGAAGAGATGTATCAGTACAACTATCAGGACGTAGTTGTTACTAAGATGCTTTTTGATAAACTCTTAGGCAAAGGTTACCCTTGGGAGGCCGTACAGCTTGAGCATGATATCGCATGGGTGATGGCTAAGCAGGAGCGTAATGGTTTTGTCTTTAATAGAGATAAAGCTGTAGTTCTCTATAGTGAGCTTGCAGGGCGCAGAGATGAGTTGACTAAAGAGCTGCAAGAGAGTGTCCCTCCTCTATTGACTGGCTATAAGACCTACAAGAGAGACAACGCTAAGAAAGGTATTAAAGCAGGAGTACAATATCCTGTTTATGAAACCTTTAATCCCAATAGTCGACAACAGATTGCTAAGGTTCTCATTGAGCAAGGGTGGGAGCCTCAGGAGGTGACTGATACAGGGTTGCCTAAGGTTGATGAAGAAACTCTAAAGACTGCTAAAGATATTCCTATGACTAGCAAGATCTTAGAACTTCTCATGTTAAACAAACGTATTGGTCAGCTTGCTGAAGGCAATAATGCGTGGCTAAAGCTAATGAAGGAGGATCCTAATGATCACCTATGGCGTATTCATGGCTCCGTTAACCCTAATGGGGCTGTCACTGGCCGTGCAACTCATAGCTATCCTAATGTTGCACAAGTTCCTGCCAATAGAGCCCCCTACGGGGGACTATGCAGGGAGCTATTTACTGTTCCGAAAGGTTGGTATGAAGCTGGTATTGATGCTTCTGGGCTTGAGTTGCGTTGCCTCGGTCATTTCCTATCTCCTTATGATAATGGGGCATATGTAAAGGAGATCCTATCAGGTGATATCCATACGCATAATCAAAAGATGGCCGGGCTTGCAACAAGAAACAATGCAAAGACGTTTAACAAAATGGATGTCTATAAACCTATTTAACTCAGGGGACACCTCTTTATTGAGGTAATCCTGACCTAAGTCAATAATCTATGGAATATTCGCTAGCTAATAGTAATAAATCATTCAGGATTCTATTAGTAACCTTGAGAACGCTATAGATTATTTGAAAAGGGCAACGACTATCCCGAAAGGGAGTACACCTAAGCAGGTGGAAAAGGTAGGCACTCTAACGAGTGAAGATATAGTCTGATCTCATAGGCGACTATGAGCCGCATAAAAGCGGGAGTAGCGTAGCGAACTACTCTGAACATAAATGTATTTATGGATTCCTCTACGGGGCAGGGAATGAAAAGATTGGTGAGATTGTTGGAGGCAGTGTAGCAGAAGGAAAGGCACTTAAAGAAAAGTTCCTTAAGTCTCTGCCGGCACTTAAAGAGCTTATTAGTGATATCTCTAATTGTCTTATCTCCTCATCAGAGTGGGTAGGGGGTACTCATAAAGTGAAGTGGCGTAAGCGGTATCATCCTGACAGTCCTTCTCTTGAGATTACCCATTGTGTCTTAGGTTTGGACAAACGTGTTATCTACGTACGTTCTGAACACTCAGCTTTGAATACCCTATTGCAATCTGCAGGTGCTCTCATTTGTAAGAAATGGGTGTGTCTTGTAGAAGAGAATATGCGTAAGGCTGGCTATAAGCACAGCTGGGATGGAGACTTTGCCATGATGGCGTGGGTGCATAAACTTCATTGTGCACGTTAAAGTAGGTTAATTCGGGGAAACCCCTCTGGGCAATCCCGAGCTAAACATTGGAGGAACTATGCGTGGTAAACCTATGGTCTTGATTAAGGATCAAAACGGTTGCATAGTCTCCACATCACATAGACTTAATAAAGATGGTTATCTAAGGATCAGAGATCACAGGTATAAGGGTAAAGGTAGAAAGCCCTTGATTATGGCTCACAGACTTGTATGGGAAGAAGCTAATGGTGAAGTCTTTGGTGTCTCGTTTTCCTCTGCCTGTAAGTGGATTCGAGAATGGAAGTGTAGAGACTAGGTATATACCGTAGGGGCTAGGGGTGAGATTCCCCTAGTCTCGAAATGCCTACTACAGCTAATACCAATAGGCTGTAAAGAGATAGTCCGACACCCGTAGCAATATGGGAAACGGTAAGGATGAGGTACAGGTTGCCTGCAGAACAAAGGAAATCGCTGAAGATTGCTGTAGGATTGCTCAGGAATCCATGAGACAAACTCAGGCATTCTTTAATTTTAAATGTCAACTTGATACTGAAGGAAAGATTGGCTGTAACTGGGCAGCTTGTCATTAATTACTACTATGGAAAACACTGGTATGACTAAAGAAACTAAGGCAGCACTGCTGCGTGACTATAAGGCTCCTAAGGGCAGCATTGATCACATCCATATTATGTGGAAGTGGAAGGTTAAGCATGATGAGTATGGCAATGTCCCTGCTTATGGTGCTGTAGTCACTCTTAATGGTGAGACTGTGCTTAACTATGAGCCGGAACCTGAAACTTGGAAGGATTGGGCTCCTGAAGAGATCATTCATGACCTCCTTATGAAGCTCGGTTACAGTGTGACTTCAGATACCACTACAGAGGAGGAGGACTGCTATGAAGATGCCTAAGTATTTCTATACAGAAGAGAAGAGTACTGGGGAGGTTATTGTTCACAAGCGTAACGCTGAGATGAGTAACTACTGCAGTGCTCTTGCTTACATTGGTGAAGTCCATCCTAAACTTCAGGCAGACTATTGTCGATACAATGCACGAATGATTGCTGAGATGGCCTCTCGAGGTCACATTACGTCAATCAATAAGTACATTCGACAGGCAGGTAATCGATGGTTCCTTACTCGTTCTGGTGCTGAGCTTGCATCATCCTATGAGCGCTACTAAAGAATACATTGGGCTGATAGACGGAGATCTATTGGCCTATAAAGCATCTTCTGCTGTCCAAAAGGATATCTATTGGGGAGATGGTCTATATACTTGTCATGCCTATTTGGATGATGCAATAGATCAATTTGAAGATATTATTGTGGGTATTAAAGATACACTAAAGACAAACCATAATGTCGAAATGAATGACTATTCGTTTGTCTTTAGTGATCCTAATGATAACTTTAGGAAGCACTTAATGCCTGATTATAAAAACAATAGGCTTGATAAAAGAAAGCCTACTTGCTACTATGGATTAGTGGATTGGATCAGAAATAACTATGAATCTAAATCTAGTGAATCTCTAGAAGCTGATGATGTAATAGGTATTAATAGTACCCCTGATACAACCTTAATTGTGTCAATGGATAAGGATTTCAAAACTCTTCCTACTCATTTCTATAGAGTAAATGAAGATCAAATCTATTGGCTCGATGAAGATAAAGCTAATTATTGGCATATGTTTCAGACACTCGTAGGAGACACTGCTGATGGCTATAAAGGTTGCCCCGGTATTGGAGCAGCAAGAGCAGAGAGGATCCTTAAGGATGTCCCTCAGGATAAACTATGGGAGACTGTAGTTAATACCTACAAGAAAGCTGGCCTTACTGAAGATGATGCTTTGCTGCAAGCTAGAATGGCCTATATTCTTCGACAAGGGGACACTAAAGATACCCTTTGGACACCTGATAAAATCGTCCCTATTAAGACGACAGATAGTTGATAATAAATTCACCACACTAGGAGATAGATAATCGTGAAAGACGAATCTATGAAAATTGATATCAAAGATACCACTAAAAGTGATCCTGATGAACCCCTCTTCGACCACTTTCCGGCTGTCCCGAAAGACTTGTTGGAGGGACTTCAGAAGATCTTTGATGTACGCAAGATGATCCGCTATAAGCCTACCATTGATTACTGTGGAGGTGTACAGGATGTACTTGACTTCCTTGAAAATAAGTTCAATGAACAAAACCATATAGGTGATTAAAATCGGTGCACTGTTTTCAAAGCCTAAGACACCTGAAGTGAAAGTTCAGGCACCTGCCTTAGACAACCCTGTAGTTGAACCTCAGGAACCGGAGCTTGGAGCTCAGGAGACTGAAGAACAAAAGGCTCGTAAGGGTAAGAAGGGTCTTAAGGTATCCTTAGACAAAGCTAAGGGTGTAGGCACTAACGTAATGTAAAAAATTAAAAAAGGATGACGAATACTATGGGGGACTATAGGGGGTCTATAGGTAAACTTTATGTTAAACCTATTGTAGACTTAAAGACAGCTATGGAGGCTCTAGATAAATGTATGGAATCTATTATAGATAATCCTAATAATTTATCCTTCATAAGAAACTTAGATAAAGACTATATTAGGTCTTTTGTTAAAGATGTAGTATTGAATAATAACCAATATGATTATCGTATTATTGGTTTCTATAGTCAATCTGCAGATGAACTAGTGGGATGCTGTTTGTTATCCTATGGTTACCCTTGGTATTCTAATAAGCAAAGAATCCTTAATGAAGAATGGACAGTCTCATTTAAAAGAGGTGCAGGTATTGCTAGAGCATTGTCTGATTATTTAATTGGTTGTCTAAAGAATGATGAGTGTGACTACATTCAAACTGGGAGTGTCAATGATTGGTGTGCTCCAATGTTAAAGAATAGTTATGTCTCTAAAGGATTCCGTATTTATAATTGCTATTATTTAAGTAAAGAGGATATTAATGGGCTCAATTAAGAAAGCCTTTAAGAAAGTAGTTAAGGTCTCTACAGGTGGTCTTGTGGGCGGCAGTGACAACTTTGATCAGCAAGCTCAAGAGACTGTTCCTGCTCCTGAGTTAGGTAATGTAGCTGACGCAGATATCACGGATACCACTGAGCAGGAATCAGAGAAGCAACAGTTGGTTAAGGGTAAGAAGAGAGGCAAGAAGTCTCTTAAGGTTAACATGACTGGTGCCAGTGGTACGGGACGTAATATTGTGTAATAATGGCAGAAACTAAGCTAGATAATCAAACTGCTGAAGGTGCACAAAAGGTATACGAAAGGCTGTCTACGGACAGAGATCAGTATACCCAGAGAGCAGAGAAGAATGCTACCTATACTATCCCTCAGTTGTTCCCTAAGGAATCTGATGATGGTGGTACTGCCTATACGACACCTTATAATTCTATTGGAGCTAGAGGTCTCAATAATCTAGCATCTAAGTTGTTGTTGTCTCTGCTCCCTCCGGGTCAGCCTTTCTTTAGACTTGGGTTAGATACTGCATCTAATGAGGCACTACAGGCATCTGGCAATGATCAGGTTAAGGATACCATAGAGTACGGCTTGTCTATGATGGAGGCTGCTATGGTGAAGTACATGGAGCACAATGGTCTTAGACCTACTCTCTTTGAGTGCATTAAGCAGCTCCTGATTGCTGGCAACGCGTTGCTCTTTCTGCCTCCTCTTGAGGGAGGCATGAAGTGCTACACATTGAGAAACTATGTGGTTGAGCGAGATGCTATTGGTAATGTACTTCAGATTGTCGCTAGAGATACTTTAGCTCAGGGTACTGTTCCTCCGAGTGTCTTGAATCTCTTAGGCAACGCAGGGAATGAGATCAATAAGTCTGAGAAGGTTAACATCTACACTCATACTTATCTGGTACGTGGGGATACACTAGAGGGATCCACTTGGGAATCCTATCAGGAAGTTAATAACACCATTATTCCCGGATCAGAACAAACGTATCCCTATGGCAAATGCCCTTGGATCCCCGTGAGATTCACTAAGAAAGATGGGGAATCCTATGGTCGATCCTTTGTTGAAGATTACCTTGGTGACTTGATCTCTTTAGAGAACCTTCAGCATGCCATTAACGATATGGCTATGATTTGTGCTAAGGTATTGTACCTAGTGTCTCCTTCCTGTCAGACTAACATTAAGGCTCTTACTAAAGCTGAGAATGGGGCTTTCGTAAGGGGTCGACAAGAAGACATTGTAGCAATGCAGACAAACAAGCAGACTGATCTCTCAGGGTGCTATGCGGTATCTCAGGGTATCGAACAGAGACTGTCGTATTGCTTCATGCTCTCTAGTACTACTGCTCAAATTACTCGAGACAGAGTTACGGCAGAGGAAATCAGATACATTGCTCAGGAACTTGAGGATACCTTAGGGGGTGTCTATAGCCTCCTGTCGCAGGAACTTCAGTTGCCTTTGGTGTCCTGTATCTTCAACCAGATGCAGTCTAATGGCAGCCTTCCGACTATCTCTGAGCAGTTCGCTACGATTGAACCTACGGTCATCACTGGTGTTGATGCCTTGGGTCGTGGTCATGACTTTGCTAACTTGTCTCAGGCACTTCAGGTACTTGCACAGTTCCCTGATATCATGCAAATGATCAATCAACAGAACTTAGCAATGCGCATCTTCACGAGTGCCCAGATTGATGCAACGGGTCTCGTTAAGTCTCCTGAACAGGTTGCTAAGGAACAGCAGGCTATGATGGAGCAGTATGCGGCACAACAGGGTGTTGATGCTCAGGCTCAGATGGCAATTGACAACAACAAAGCTCAACAGGAACAGGGGGTGTAACAGGTGAGCGATAACGAAACAACAACTAATTTGAATAGTGATGGTCTTAGTGTTGACAATGGTGTTGACATTATGATCTCAGGTACTCAGCAACTCTCTCTTGATGGGAATGAAGCCTCAGGGCTTCTTAAGGAGGGTGATGCTGTCCCTGTAGAGGAACCTCAGGAGGAGCCTCAGGCAGAACCTACGGCAGAACCTCAGGGCGAACCTCAGGTTGCCCTTAATGATAAGATTGAGAAGCACACGAAAACCTTAGATGCCCTTGGTAAGGATCTTAAGGCTAAAGGTGTGGACTTCAATCAGGCCATTAAGGAATACAATGAGTATGGTGCCTTGTCTAGTAAGACTATGGCTGACCTTGCTCAGGCAGGTTATCCTTCAGAGGTCATTGAGGGTTTCATTGAATCCCGACAGAATCTTGAGAGTGAGTTCACTAATGCTGTCTATAGTGCGGCAGGTGGAGAACAGGCGTACAACAAGGTTATTGAGTGGGCACAAGGAAACCTCTCTAATAAGGTTCTGAGTTCCTTTAATCGAGCTATTGACAACAACAATCTTGAAGCTGTTACTCTTATGTTTGAGGGTATGAAAGCTAAGATGATTGCTAAGCAAGGAACACGTAATCCTACTATTATGGGTGGTGGGGTTACTACGGGTGGCTATAAGGGCTTCTCAAGTAAGCAGGAAGTAGTGGAGGCTATGAGTGACCCCCGCTATGGTGCTGACCCCAGTTACACTAGAGCTATCGAAATGAAGATGTACTATACTCAGTTGTAACGTACCCATAATAAAAACATTTCCTAATAACAATAAAATAACTACAATAAGAATATAATAATATGGCTGCGTTAAACGCTACTTCTATTTCTAATCCTGGTCAGAATCTGAGCACTGGTGATCGTGATGAGCTGTTCATGAAGATCTTCTCTGGTGAAGTCCTTACGGCTTTCACGAGAACGTCTGTCATGATGGATAAGCAGATTGTCCGAACGATTCCTCACGGTCGTTCTGCTAGCTTCGCTGTCATGGGTCGTACTCATGCTAAGTATCTTACCCCGGGTAACTCCTTAGATGATCAGCGTAAGAAGATGGAGAACACGGAGCGAGTGATTGCTATCGATGGTCTCCTCACGGCTGATGCTCTTATCACGGATATCGATGATGCAATGAATCACTATGATGTCCGTACGGAATACTCGAAGCAGCTTGGTGAAGCTCTTGCTCAGGCTTTCGACTGTGCCTCTATCAATGAACTTGCTAACACGGGTGCTAAGACTGCCGCGGGTATGCCTGAGAACATCCCTGATAATACTACTCTTGAAAATCCGGGTACGGGCAAGGCATTTGAGTATGTTACGGGTAAGGATGAAGCTACGACTGTGGAGTATGGCAACATCCTCCTGCAGGGTCTGATTGATGCCCGTGCTCAGTTTACGAAGAATTGGGTTCCGGCAGGTGACCGTTATTTCCTTGTCTCCCCCGAAGGTTATTCGGCTATCTGCCGTGCCCTTATGCCGGATGCTGCTAACTTTGCTGCTATCTTTGATCCGAATACGGGTCGACTTCAGAATGTCTGTGGCTTCCAGATTGTGGAAACCCCGAACTTCCTGAACAAGGGCGTTGATGGTAAGCATGCTCTTAAGGAACAGATCTCTACGGCTGTCCTTCAGGGTATCGCCTTCCACCGTTCCGCTGTGGGTGCCCTTAAGCTTAAGGATCTCGCTATGGAACGTGCTCGCAGAGCTGAATATCAGGCTGATCAGATCATCGCTAAGATGGCTGTGGGTCACGGTGGCCTTCGTCCTGAAGCCGTGGGTCTCTTCGTTAAGACTGCTCAGGTTGGTGCGTAATGTACTCGGAATCCGACATTAAGGATTCCTATTTCTATGTCAACGGGGGTTCTAAGAAAGGCTCCCGTTTGACTGTAGAAGAAAAGATTAAATTAGGTTTGATTAAAGCCCCAACTGAAGTCAAACCTAAGGTAGTCTCTAGGAAGCCTAAGATCCCTGCAGCTCCCAAATAATACATAATAACAACTATAAAAATACTACTACAAAGGATAAATTATGATTGTCACTCCTTCTAACAAACTAGATGCAGTGAATGAGATTTTATCTGCTGTAGGCTCTAGTCCTGTCAACTCACTTGAAGATGAACTGAATGTAGACGTTCTGAATGCAGTGAGGATTCTCGATAGTGTCTCTAAAGAGATTCAATCAAGAGGATGGGACTTTAATATTGAAGATTCAGTAGCTTTATTGCCGGACGCTGATACTAACTTAGTTCCCTGCCCTAATAATTACCTTAGGTTTGTCAGCAGTGGATATAAGTTGATCAGACGATCCGGCTATTTTTTCGACGTTCTCTCGCAGACCAATGAGTTCCCTGAGGGTTTGACTTTAGATACTCTGGTTAGAGGATTAGACTTTGAGGAGTTACCTGAGGTATTCCGTAAGTTCATTACTTGTCGTGCAGCTAGAATCTTCCAGATGAGATATCTTACTTCAGATGACCTGAATACGCATCTGATGACTGAGGAATCTAGTGCCTATGCAGATATCATTGACTATGATCTAACTACGGGTAACTATAATATCCTCAATGATGACCAATACATTTCTCAGTATATCCAGAGGAGCTAATAGGGATGCCATTAGTATCGCAATCAACAGTATCCTATAAGGGTGGCGTATCTCAGCAACCGGATATCATTAGGTTTGCTGATCAGGTAGAGGAGCAGATCAATGGTTTCTCTAGTGAAGTCGATGGCCTGCAAAAGAGACCTCCTACAGTTCACATTAAGAGACTTGGGGACAGAGTAGATCCACTCACTACTAAGTATCATGTCATTAACAGAGACGAGACTGAGCAGTATATCTTAGGTATGTCCAGCGGGTCTCTAAAGGTATGGGATTTTGAAGGTAATGAAAAGAAAGTTGTTATTGACAATGATGCTAGTTATCTTAATGTCACGGACGCTAATGATGAATTTAGAGCAGTCACTGTTGCAGACTATACGTTCATTCTGAACCGTAGTAAAACCATTGGTATGTCTAGTTCTACTACCTCTCAAAAGGGTCAGGACACTGCACTAGCGTACATTAAAGCTGCCGCCTATGCTAAGACCTATGCTCTCTTTATGGGCAGTACCTTCATGTGTGGCGTGATCACTCCCGATGGTGGTGCAGCTAAACAGGCTGTACAGACTACCTCAGCCTTCATTGCAGAGAAGCTTGTAGATCTTGCTACAGGTTCTCAGGGAGCCTCTGCAGATGGTACTAGCTATGAGTGGCTTTTGGATCACCTTGGGGGCACTGCAACAATGCTGTTTGCTAAGAACCCAAGCTTTGATTTCTCTAAGTACAACTTTAGTGTCTATGGTGACTCTGTAATCGCTGTTCAGACTAAGCGGACTTGGGATATGCCTAATGTTGTCGTTAAGGATGGCTTTGGCAACACTAACGCATATGCTTTAAAGGGCTACGTTAACAGTGTCTCTAAGCTTCCCCCTGCTGCTCCTGATGGTTACATCATGCGCATTAAGGGTGAATCTAACTCGGCTGATGATGACTACTATGTTAAATACAATGAAAGTAAGAATGCGTGGCTAGAGTGTGCCGCACCAAACATTCGGTATAAATTTGATTACTCTAGTATGCCTCATGCTCTCGTAAGAGAATCTGATGGCTCCTTCCACTTCAAAAGCCTTACTTGGACTGATAGAGCAGTAGGTGATGAGGACAGCAATCCTGAGCCTAGCTTCGTAGGGGGAACGCTGAATGATATGTTTTTCTACAGAAATCGCTTAGGGTTCATCAGTGGTGAAAATGTTATCCTTAGTGCTTCTGCTGATTTCTTTAATTTCTGGTTTAGATCAGCAGCTACTGTTGCTGATACTGATCCAATTGACCTTGCTGTATCTTCAAACAAAGTCTGTATTCTAACACATGCAGTACCATTCAGCAGGGAACTAATGTTGTTCTCTAGAGAGGGACAATTTGTTCTCTCTAGCGATGGCGTAATGACCCCTAAGAGTGCTAAGGTTGACCAAATCACTTCCTTTGATTACAGTGATGATGCTCAGCCTTTAGGTGTAGGACAAAGTATTTTCTTTATCTCTAACAGAGTTAACTATTGCTCTCTTATGAGATACTATACGGTACAGGACGTAGCTGATCTTAAGGATGCTGAGGACGTAGCTGCACATGTTCCTACGTATATTCCTAAGGGAATCTTTAGGCTCTCTGGTAATACTTCAGACAATGTAATCACACTATGTTCACGTACTCATCCTAACACTGTATGGATCTTTAAGTACATCATTCAGAATTCCCAGAGTCTGCAGCAGTCATGGTGCAAATGGACGTTCCGATATGAAGGTACTCAGGTCTTACTTGCAGAGTTCGTAGGCTCTGAAATCTACTTCCTTATTAACACTGATGGCGGACTGTTCTTAGAGAAGACCAGGCTTACAGGTCAGGCAGTAGACTTCTCTGATGAGCCTGTAAGATACTTTATGGATCGTAAGGTACGCTATGTCATCCCTGGTACTAATAAGTACAGTGCCTACAATGACTATACCGAGGTCTCCCTAAAGGATGTCTATGGTGCAGTTCCTAAGATTGGCTCAGCTACGTATTGTCTAGTTGGTATTGATGGCTACTATCATCAGGTAACCGATTGGGATGCTAATGGTGTCTTTAAGGTGACCGGTGATCTCAGAGGTATGACTTACTTCGTAGGCAGACAATATGAATTTGATGTTGTATTGTCTAGACCAACGATTAAGAAAACTACTTCGGATGGTGCTACAATCTCTGAAGATGAAGGCAGATTACAACTGAGATACTATTGGTTTAACTATAGTAACTCTGGTCCCTTTGATGTGTCTGTAGACAATGATGTCAAGAATAAGCACTTTAAGTACACTTGTACATCTAAGGTCTTAAGTGAATCTCCATTAGTCTTAGGATCCTATAGAGTAGCAACAGGTAAGTTTAAGTTCCCTGTGCAGGACAATAGTACTGAGGTTAAGATTACAGTTACTTCAGATAATCCGTTGCCTGTGAACCTTATCTCTGGTGGTTGGGAAGGATATTATATTCGGAGGAATAGTCAGACGTGAGAAAGGGATTAACTCTTAAGAAAGCTATGGTAGGTGCTCTGCCTAGTATGGCGCCTATGGAGCAAGAGATTGGTAAAGGTCTTGTTATGGCTACTCTGTCTCTGCCTGAGGCACCTATTGAAGTAGAGCATTTCCTGTGGGCAGGCTGTTACGTTAGAACCATTCTCTTGAGAAAGGGTGAGATTGGAGCAGGTGCTTTCATTAAGATTCCTACAGTGGTTATCGTTAGTGGGGACTGTAAGGTTGTCGTAGGGGATCACCTAGAGGAGATCTCTGGCTATTCTGTATTGAAAGGTATGGATGGCCGTAGGCAGGTCTTTAGTGCCTTTGAGGACACCTACATTACAATGTTCTTTGCTAGTAACGCATCTACTGTAGAGGAAGCAGAGAAAGAGTTTACTGATGAGTGGCAGTTATTAACTAACAATAGAGAGGAACTATGTCAGGAATAATTGCTGCAGGTGCAGTAATCGGTGCAGTTGCAGGTGGTGGCAGTTCCCTGTGGCAGAAATCAAAGTACAACAGATCTCTCACTAAAGCATTCAAGAAACAGATGTACTATGCTCAGATGAACTACAATTGGAATCAGAACCAATTGACTAGACAAGAGCAGAGTGCCTATGATAATGCTGTGAGCAACTTATTTCAGTTGTCTTATAACGCCTTGCAGAATAATGCTACAGTTGAAGCTTCTCTAGCTGAGACAGGTTACGAAGGACGTACTGCAGGACAAATCAAAAGATCTATCTCAGGTGCAGTACTGCGACAAAAGACTGCACTTAAGGATGCCTATGAGACTGATGTAACTAACATTAGATCTCAGAAGGATGCTCTCTATGTCCAGATGAAGAATTCTGTAGAGCAGGCTAGAGATCAACTCAAGAGCCAATATAAGGGTGGCATGAGTTACGTTATGGAATTCCTCGATAGTTCCGCTAAAGGTGCAGCTATTGGTGCAGCTACAGCAGGTGCAGGCAGTGCTCTTGCAGGTGCTGCAGGTACCGTAGGTGGTACTGGTGGTACCATTGCGGGTACTGTGGGTGGAGAGACGGTTGTTGCAGGTACCTCTAGTGTTGGGGGTTCTGCGGGTCTCTCTGGTATTGCAGGTGCGAATGTCTTAGGTACATCTACTGCAGGTGTTACTACTTCTTCGTCTACTATGGGTACCGGTACTAGCTTCATGAATAACTTTATAGCTAACTACAGCACCCTTAAGACACAAAACCAAGGCATGTTTAACCTCCTTGATTACATGCAGAACTTTACAGGTGCGATGAATCAGGGGTATAACCGTAGAGGTTCCTATGGAGGTTATTACTACTAATGGCTTATAAGAATACAGCAGGTACTACGTCCATTGCTAATGAGATGGGTACTTGGAGATACTTCAATTCTGGCTTAGCTAAGCTCGGGGAATATAAGGGTGCAAACCTTAACATTGATTCTTCTAAAGTTACTGCAGACCTCGAAGGTGACTGGGTGAATGCTTTAGGTCTAGCTTTTAAGCAGGCATCTAAAGACTTCGATCAGTATCAGATTGATGAAGCAAAGCGGCAACAGGTAAAGAAGAAAGAAGTAGAGGACTTAGCTGATAAGTATTTCCAAAGTCATTCTATTGAGCAGTATCAGCAGGATATCAAGAATAATCGTATTCCGTTTCAGGACAATCCATTTGCTATGTCTAGACTTAAGTATCTGCATGGTCGAATGGCATACAACCTGACCTATCAGGACTTTGTTAATGAACAGGTTAATACGAATAAGCTTGCTGGTAAGTCTCAGGTTGAAGTAGATTCAGAGTTCTATCAGTACGCTAAAGAGAGCCAAAAGGATCTTGCTGATTCCTTTGGTTACTCTATGGATGATGAGTTCTTTAAGGAGGGTTTCTTTGAGACTTCTCCTGAGGGTCGTCTAAAGGTAATCGCTCAGAAGGAAGCTGTAGAGGATAAATGGGAAACTGAGAAGTCTCTTATTGCTGATTCCTCTAACATTGCTACGATCATTAATTCAGGGTCACCTAATGCAGGTCAAGCTTTCCTGAATTATTTGGATCAAATGGGGAGGACTACGGGGGCTAACTATTCCCCTGAGATGCAATATAAGCTTCTCAACAACGCTTTCCAGATGGCCTCTAAGTCTCGCTATGGTTCTCAGCTTATTGAGAGTATTGCAGATAAAGAGATTCCATTTATCAAAGGGACTACCTTTAGAGAGCTATTAGGTGAGGATAACCTTAAAGCATGGCTTGTCAACGCAGAGACTGTAAAGGCTACTGACAATGCTATGGAGTTCTCTCACTGGCAGGATCAGATTGACAAGTATGTTGAGGATGGCAACTATGTTCTCCTCAGTCAGCTTAAGGATGAAGAGTATCTTTCTAATAACAATGTAGAGACACCTAGAACTAAGTATCTTGATCAAGCAATCAGGAACGCTAAGAGAACTGCTCAAGCTAACCTTAAGGCAGCTGGGAAGATGCGAGGGGATGCCCTCTATGAGGAGTACCTAGGTAACACTCTTATAGCTAACCTTACGGGTACTGCGGTTCCTACTGAGGAGGCTTTTAGGAAAGTCCTTCAGGATGCAGGGATCTCTCTGAATTCCATTGATATGAAGGTTATTGGGCAAGGGTTTGTCCAGAAGCTCTTTACTGAAGGTGATCCAAAGAAGATCTCAATGCTACTCACTATGGCTACCTCTAAGGGTACCCCTAATTCCATTAGAGAGCCTGTCACTGAGATGCTTAAAGAGTACTATCAGGACTTAGATCATAGACTTAATGAAATTGCTATGACTGGTAAGATCTCATCTAAGGATGCTGTAGATTTACTTACGGATAAGGAAGCAGGTGACTTCCAGTATAATATTCCGGGTCAAGCTAGAGCAATCTCTATCTCAGGGTTATCCCCAGGGTTCCAAACTTTAATGAGCCTCTATAGTACTAATCCTTCAGCAGTACGACAGATTCTCACTAATGGCACCTATGGTGACACTCGTGTATACTCCCAGTTGTCTACTGTAGATATGGCTATCAGGCTTGGTAAGAATCCCCTTCAGGTTCTCGCTTCTGCTCAGGCTTTTAAGGCTCAGCAACAGAGAAAGGCACTAGAATCAGGCGTTCCTTTAGAGCAGCTATTGCCTAGATTCAGAGTAGACAAGAATGAGATTCAGGGTTTAGTTGGCACTGGGGGCCTCAACAGAGCTACTACGGATATGTTGGATACTCTTGTGTGGGCTGAGATTCGAGCCTATAAGGATGCCAATCCTACAGATGATACCTCTATCCGTAAGCTTGGTAAGGCCGCTATGGAAAAGGTAGCCAATGAATTCGTAGGTGTCCGTGGCTTTGTTCTTCCAATTGCTTCTATTCAGCAGGGGTTAGGTGAGGTTGGAGTTACCCCTCAGTCTCCTGAGGATCTAGCTAAGTATGCCAATGAGGTCTTTAAAGACTACATGAGTGAGAGAGGTCTTAATACACCTATGCTTTATGATAGTTCTTTCTATGATGTCAATAGAGATAATATTTCTGTAGTTGCTCTTGATGGTACTGAGAATATGGTTATTCCTATGAAGGACTTCACTGCTAGAATTAAAGCTAAGATTGTTAAGAATATTGAGGAGGGTTCCAAGTTTAAATGGCCGACAATTCATATGTTCCGGTAGACACTGGGGAATATCCTGTAGCTAACCTAGGGAGGTTCTTAGGAGCCTCTAAGCCTCAGTATGAAGCCTATGTAACTACTACTCCTATTGAGAACATTCCTGAAAAGGATGTACTTAAGGGAGACACTAAGAGTTATAGTCTCTTTAACTTTAACGAGAGTGCTTTTGTAGATGGTGTTAAGGTTTCCCCTATTGGCATGTGGGTTCGCAGAGGGGGATTTACTAGCAAGAAATATGAGCCTACCGAAGAAGAGAAGGATGAGCTGTATAAGCAGTTCAATTATGACAAAGATGATATTGACTTTGTTTTAGATAATGCTTCTTCTATGGAGGACGTTAAGAGGAATGCAGACTTACTTGCAGAGAACCGAAGGGTTGAAGCTCAGTTTGCTAACAGCCCTTGGTACATGTCTTTAGTGGGGGGCTTAGGGAGTGCTGTAGGTAACCCTGTGGATATTGTTACTACGGTTGCTTCAGTTGTAGCTCCCCCTATTGGTGTCTCCTCTAAGGTAGCTTTAGGTGCCACTAAGGTCACTGCTAATGTTGTCTCAGGTGTAGCAGCTAACCAGCTTCAGGATTACGTTACAGGTATTCATCATGATGTCTGGGCAGACGTTGGTGCTATTGCAGGTCTTACGTTAGGCTTTGAGGGACTAGGTAAAGGTTTACGTACAGTCTCTCAAGTTAACCGTAAGGTAGCTCTAGCTCACGATGCTATGCTTAAGGGTGAGAAACCCCCTGAGGATGTTGTCTTTACCCCTATCGAGAGAACACTTGCTAATAAGACTTTACCTCTTGCTAGAAAGATGAATGACCTTAGAGAACAGCTTACCTCTAAGTTGCCTTCAGTTGAATTCAAACAGAAGCTATTGTCTTATAGAGATAAATCTGAGGATCTTAAGGAATACATTGGTAACCTCACTCATTGGGAACAAGGTATCCGTACTGATGAAGGTTTTAAGCAGAGACTGAATAGCCCTGCTAAGAATACTCTCTTTGATGAAGTAGAGGGCCTTAGGGTTGAAACAGATAGCCTCATGAATACCCTTCCTCATGATGTACAGAAGTTATCCAACAGGTACGGAAGAGAGGAGACTAATGAGTTTCTTTATGACAAGATTGGTGGCTATGATGTCTCTAAGAATCCACTTAGTAAAGATCCTGAAGCTGTAGCACTGGCCGATAGAATCTCAGATACCTATAGACACCGTGGCCTTAAGCTGCATCATCTTGGTCTAGTTGATGCTGCCTATAGAATTGGTAAGTATGTTCCAGTAGTTATTGACAAATGGAAGATGCATGACTTCCTGCTTAGAGTAGGTGGAGATGAGCAGGCAGGTATCTATCTTCAGAGTTACCTCTATACAGGCGTAACTCGTTCCGCAGAAAGGCTTGCAGAGTTCCGTAGGATTTGGAAAGAGGAACTACAGGCTCAGGCAGAGAAGGAAGCTAAGAAAGCTGAAGCTCAGGGACTTGAAGTAAACAAAGTAAAGCTTACTCCTGAGGAAGAAGATATTCAATTCAATGCGTGGCTCTGGGATGAAGCTAGAAAGGCAGGATATGGATATAGAGATCAGAATCACTCTGGTCACTCTGTAGACAACTTTAGTGATGATGCTAGAGACTTCTCTTTTCAGAAACGAAGGATGCCTTGGGATACCTCTTATAAAGATCATTCTGGCTTCTCTCTGAATAAACTCAGAGGAGATATTGTTGATGTCTCTGGCAGATACTTTAATCGTACTGCGGGGTTACTTGCAGAGAAACGAGTATACAACAGAGACTTCTCAGAGGGACTTGAGCATATCAATAAGATGGCTGATGACTATTGGGTAAAGAATACCAATAGACGTCCTGAGGGTGAGGATGAACTTCGTGAGGCTCTTAATGTCATGCATAGGCGTGCCTATGGTATGGCTATTAATCCCAACAGAGCTAACTTCACTACTGGGGATGCTCTTGCAGATATCATGAAGCAGTTAGCTTTCTCATCCTTTGGTACTCTCATGGGTATCCTTAACTACGGTGAAGTTGGAGCAGCATTTCAGGCATATGGTGCAGGTGCTCTCATTAGAATGATCCCAGGGGTACATGAGACTGTCCAAAGATGGGGCAACGGTTTATTCACTAAGAATGATATTACCGCTATTAAGGATCACCTTATTGGCAGGGAACTTTATGATACCTTAGATGCCGCAGAGATCATGAGGCGTAACGCAGAGAAATATCGTAACATTAATCCTTATATGGCTAAGGCTGTAGGGATCTTTAACGTTATTGCAGACTATTCTCCTGCTGCTCAGATTCAGAGGTACACTAACAACACTATTATTGATACAGTCGTTAGTTGCTTCCTTGGGGAGTTCATGCAGAAGGCTTATGGGCGTACTGCGGCTCACAGAGGATTCCTTAGAGATATTGATCTTAAGAGAGTAGGGATTACTAAAGCTGATCTTGATTATACCCTAATGGCTAGCAAGAGATTCTTTAGGTACGATGAGACAGCTAAGACACCTATGCTCAAGAAAGGTACACGATTGGCTGACTTCAGAGATGACGATAAAGCTATGAGTGTATTGCGTAAGCTCACTAACTATGCTATTGAAGAGACCCTTCAGAGACGTAAATTAGATGATGTCTTTACGTGGCAGGTAGCTAATAATCCTGTAGTGTCTATGGCTCTCCAGTTTAAGACCTTCGCAGTGCAGTCCTATAATAAGCGTTTCGTTAAACTAATGAATCGCTGGGAAGAAGAGGGTAACCTTGCTGCATTGAATAGCTATCTCACCTCTAGTGCTCTTACAGGTGCAATTACGTTAGCTCAGGTTAACCTTAGAGCCTTGGGCATGGAGGATGAAGCTAAAGAGCAGTACCTTCAGAACACCTTAGGTATTGGCTCTATAGATGACTTGAGTGACCCTGATGCACTTACTACATTCTTGATGCAGGCATTCTTTAATAGAAACCCCTATACAGCCTCTATGGCTCTTGCATTGAATTCTGTAGGTATTGGCACATCAGCTAAGACTACAGCTCAAACTAGAGATACCTTAGGTGAAGATTCTAACTACATCAAGTGGAATGGTATCGCTAATACTGTCTTAGATATGTTCCCTGCATTGCGCTATGGCGAATCTCTTGCCTTTGGTGGCTTGGGTACATACAGCAGAATTCAGGATATGATTCTTAATGATTCTACCTATAAGGATCGAAGGGATATCGCTAGGTATATCAAGAGGTCTACATCAACTATCCCAAATATACCGGGGATAACTAATGCAATTAAGTCCTTCGTTAATGACGATCTAGAGGACTACAAATATGGATATTAATATTTAATGGCTTCCACTATTATCATCTATGAGGGGGACGGTACTAGAACTGACTTTACAGTTCCCTTTGATTATCTAAAGAAGTCTTTCGTTACTGTACGATTAGGCGCTGGCAATACTCTTACTGGGGGTGACTATGGTGACACTGGCAGTGACTATTACTTCCTAGATAAAACTACGATTAGACTTAAGGTAGCTCCTGCATCAGGAGAATCCTTAACAATCCGAAGATATACCTCAGCTACTGAACGAGTAGTTACCTTTAAGGATGCCTCCATTCTTAAGGCTACTGACTTGGATACGTCTCAGGTGCAGGCATTTCATATCGCTGAAGAAGGCCGAGATATCCTTGAGGATTCCCTTAGTGTTAACCGAGAGGGAAACTGGGATGCTAAGAATAAGAGAATTGTTAACTTAGCTGCTCCTGTAGCTGATAATGATGCGGTGACCTATGGCATCTACAAAGCTGATGCATTAGGTGCCCATCAGTCTAAGATTGCCGCTGAAAAAGCTAGAGACAGAGCTATTGAAGCTGAGACTAACTCTAAGAAGTCCGAAGAGAATGCTAAGTTGTCTGAAGCTAACGCAAAGGCATCTGCAGGTACTGCTGTCTCTGCTTCAGTTAAGACGGAGACACTTCATGCAGATACTCAGGTTATCCACGATAAGGCTGTAGTCTCTGCTAGCAACGCTAAGACCTCTGAGACTAACGCTAAGGCATCTGAAGTAGCCTCAAAGAAGTCTGAAGAGAACGCTAAGCAGTCTGAAGCTAACTCAAAGGTCTCAGAGACTAACGCTAAGCAGTCTGAAGCTAACGCAAAGGCCTCTGAGGATGCCGCAAAGGAAGCTGCAGACTACGTTAAAGACACTGCAGCTGTTATTGTTCCTATTGCCCCTGAGATTAAGGTAGTAGCAGATAACATTACCCATGTTAAGACTACATCTACGAACATTAAGGATGTTAACCTTGTAGGCGGAGACTTAGAGGGTTCCTTTGATATCTCTACGTTCCTTGACTATGGTGACTTAGGAGATACTTCAGGTACCGTTCCTACGATCACTGGCGGCAACATTAAGGTAGTTGCAGACAACATTGAGGATGTACGTACTGTTGCAGGTCTTACAGGTGACTTTGAGACTGTCATTAACTCAGTAGATACAGTCACTAAGCTTACTACAAGAGCAGAGACAGCGGCTACCACTGCTTCGACTAAAGCTACTGAAGCTACCAATAGTGAGACTAAAGCGGCCTCTAGTGCAACTACAGCTACCACTAAAGCTACTGAAGCTTCCAATAGTGCTACTTTAGCAAAGAACTGGGCTACTAAGACCGATGATACAGTTGATGGTACAGAGTACTCGGCTAAGTATTATGCTAATAAAGCTAAGACTGAAGGTGGGACTGCTGTTACTGAAGCTCAGGCTACAGCGTTAGCTGCTATCAAAGCTCAGCAGGCAGCTTCAGTGACTGAGGTTACTGATGCTCAAGCTACTGCTATTGAGGCACTGCAGGCACAACAGACCTCTTCAGTCAACGCAGTAAAGAATCAACAGACTACTTCAGTTACTGCAGTCAATACCGCAGGTACCGCTCAGACCAAGAAGGTCAATGATGCAGGCACTGCTCAGATTACTGCAGTTACTACTGAAGGCTCCTCTCAAGTAGCCCGTGTGACCGCTGAAGGTGACAAACAGGTAGCTAGAGTAACTGAAGCTAACTCTACGTTAGACAGTAAGGTTACTGCAGCTTCTGACAGTGCAACTGCAGCTGCCGCTAGTGCTGATAAAGCTAAGACTAGTGAGACTAATGCTGCCTCTAGTGCAACTAAAGCAGCCAACAGTGCTGCTGCCTCTGCCGCTAGTGCTGATAATGCTAAGACTAGTGAGACTAATGCTGCCTCTAGTGCAACTAAAGCAGCCAACAGTGCTGCTGCCTCTGCTGCTTCAGCTACTAATGCTAAGACTAGTGAGACTAATGCAGGTACTTCTGCAGACAGTGCTCAAGCTAGTGCAACAGAAGCTACTGCTCAAGCAGAGAGAGCTAAAGGATATGCTGATCAGGCATCTACTGGGCAGGTACAGGCAGACTGGAAAGAGGCGGATACTACAGCTAAATCCTTCATCAAGAATAAGCCTACTGTAAATACCTATAGCGTCACCTTAGCTGAACTTCAAGCAGGTACTGAAGCAACCTTTGGTCATGTCACAGCGGCAGGTGTTAGAGGAGCTATTAAGAAGTGGGCTCCTATTGATGTAGATACCTCAGGTAAAGCAGATAAGACCTATGTCGATACAGAGTTAGCCAAGAAACAGCCTACAGGTAACTATGCTACTACTACTGCTTTGACTACAGGGTTATCAGCTAAACTTGATGTCTCAGTGTTCAATGCTTTTGTTGACTATGGTGACCTTGGAGAACAATAAAATAATATTATGGCAATCATTGAAAGAAAACAATTAACAGGCACGACCCAACAGATCAATGCCTATGCAGGCCACCAGGGTCAGTTGGCATTTGATAAGACAACTAAACACCTGCATGTCTTAAGTGGAACTGCAGGTACCACTACTAAACTTGCTAACATAAGCGATATTCCTGCTCCTGTGGATATCTCCGGTAAAGCTGATAAGACTGAAGTAGCACTGAAGGCTGATAAGACTTATGTTGATACAGAGTTAGCTAAGAAGCAACCTACGGGGGACTATGCGACTAACTCTGCGTTGACTACGGGGTTAGCAGGTAAGGCTAATAGCTCCCATACGCATACTAAGAGTCAGATTACGGACTTCCCTAAGATCCCTGATGCCATTCTTAAAAAGGGCAATAGAGGGGCTATTGCAGGTTATGAGCAGTGGACTAAAGTAGGCGCTACTACAACTCTCAATGTTTCTAGTGGTGATTCGTTGCTGATGGAAGCTGCAGGTGCGGCGGCTACTATCACTGTGCAAGCGGGCTCTGTTAATCAGGTAGCTACTAAACTTGTTTGGGTGTCTAACTCTAATAAGAGTATCACTATTAACGGTCCTGTCGGATGGTTTTCGGGAGAGGCTCCCACCCTTAATAAAGCTACTGCCGTGTTGCTGTTTTTCTTTCATGATATGTCTACTGAATGTAGACTTATTGGTCAGTGGGATGAAGCATGATTAGATACACATACAAAGATAAGAAGCACACTAGTCTGTACACTCTCCGTCAGGCTATTTGGGATAACGATCACACTATCTTTGGTGATCTCACTGACGAGCTTAAGACTCGATTTAGCATTACCGAAGAAGAATACGATCCTCGTGATGAGTGGACGGATGATCAGTGGGCTGATATGGTTCGTAGAAAGAGAGACTCTATGATCTCTGGTACGGACTACTACATCCTCCCTGATTACCCCAGTACCCCTGATGGTATTGAAGCTGTGAAGCAGTACAGACAGGATCTTAGGGATATTACTCTTCAGAGTGGGTTTCCTAGGAATGTCCAGTGGCCTACCCTTCCGAGTGCCCTGAGCAGAAATAAGGGTTTGGCTACTGTTGGTCTTGCTAAGGTGGGGGTGTAATATGCTGAATAAAGAGCTTCTTATGGTGGGGAGTGAATCTTTAGAGCCTGTGTTGTCTATCTATATATCACCAGATCTCAGTTTTCCGCCAGCCGTAAGTGGTACATTTTCTTCTGGGAAAACTCTTTATGTAGAGACCCCTGGTGAGACGACATTCAAGTTCTCCGAGATAAACCTAACTGCAAAAATCTCAGTCCTGTACCGCGAGGGTACGCAAATTACCACCTCCAATTTAATATCAGTGAGTGCATCCTACAGTGGAGGGGATGATCGGGCAGCATCACTTATGATGGCGCACTTCCGTATAAGGGACAGGACACAGTCCGCTAGTATATCGCTAGCGTAGTTTGCTATAGTGCTCGAGAGGTGCACTCTAAATTACCTCTCAGAATGCCTATGAGTGCCATTTGCCCAACTCCGATGGCTAAGTACAATTCGTGGACTGCTCCTACGAATACTCCTGCTACTGGAGCATAATAATTCCTTATGAAAATCAGTTTGAGTAAAATCTCTCAGGTACTCCCTGAGTTTGTTGATACTCGACTGATGCCTAGTGCTCCCTCTACGATGAAATGGATTCTTGGAGGGAGTACGTTCTTGATTCTGCATCAGGCGGATACCCTCATCGGTAAGTATCTGCCTATGCTCAAGCAGGTGGGTATCGTCGATGAGAATAACAAGGTAGACATTGAAGTTGCTAAGGGTTTTATCAATAGTGCATTCGATAAGAGTGGTACTGTGGAATACCTTGGATTCAAGTTCGATAAATCCGAGGGTGAGGCACTAATTAAATAACTAAATACACTATGGAACATGAAGATTATTAAGAAAGACGGTACTGTAGAAGGTTGGAACGGAGAGAAGATCAAAGAAGCTGTCTATAAGGCGGCTGCTAGAGTGAATCAATATGTGGAGCCTGATGTTCTTAACAAACTGGTTGAGAAAGTTCACTCTTGTTTAATTATTGATAGAGATGCTCCAACTAAAGACCTTCATAAGGAAGTAATTTATTACTTGAAGTACTTTGGGTTGACTGATGTAGCGAATTCATATCAAGAATATAGAGACTATAAGAATACTTATGCTAAATCATTTGAGAAAGTTAAAGATGAAGCTGATAACGTGCTTCTACTTGGGGACAGAGAGAATGCTAACTTCGATAGCTCTCTGGTGTCAACAAAAGGCTCGCTCATTAAGGGATACCTTACAAAAGAGCTCTATCGACAATTCTATCTTAGCAAGGAAGAAAAAGAGTTAACTAAGCGTGGTGATATCTACATTCACGATATGCGAGATATGCTCATGGGTTCTGTCAATTGCTGCCTGTTTGATATTGGGAATGTCCTTAGGGGTGGCTTTAGTATGTCCAATGTGGACTACACGGAACCTACGAGTGTATTGAGTGCACTTCAGGTAATTGGAGATATCACTTTAGTTGCAACAGCTCAACAGTTCGGTGCGATCAATAGAAACTGCCGAATTAAAAGTGTGTGAACGCATGACTTGCGGTGTTGAAATTTAGGGGATACGCCCCCCATATTGTTAATATGATTTCAGCTAACGGGGAACCGAAAGGAATCCCGTGCCAAGCTACAAGAGGTATTCATACATGCAAATCGATAAATATTTTTCTACTCCCTATGAAGGCTACTTTGTCTCTAAAGATGGAGAGGTAGTCTCGTTCAGGAAACCGACAGGACAACAGGGTCGAGAACCTTAGGTGGTTGCCTTGGTCTGAAAACTCTGATGGAATGAAAGGTAAGAAGCCGGGAGTAGCTAAGAAATGCATGTATCAGGGGATCACATATGGTAGTATCAAGGATGCCTGCAAAGCAGCGGGAATTACTGTGAATTACTACTACAGTCACCCTGAGATTATCGCTAAGACTCTTGCAGAAGGTGTAGAGACTATCGAAATCCGAAAGGTGAGTAGAGTAGGCCGGAAGTGGTTACCGGTCGAAGCGCACACAAGCAGTAATGCTTAAGAGATAGTCCACAGAGCGGTTTAGGGAGATTCCGCTGGGTTTTACAATCTCCCAAATTGATATGGTTCTTCTGCCATACTGTCATAAGACTTGGAATAAGGCATACAAGCAGGCGAGCAATAGTTTCCCCGGGGCAACTGAAGTTCAGCTCCATGTGTACGCTTGGCGTACTCTTCAGGATGAACTTAAGCAAGGCTTTCAGTCTCTTGAGTTGAAACTTAATACTGTCCCTTGTTCACGGGGAGACTTTGCGTTCACTACAGTATCCTTTGGCTGTTGGAATGACCCTGAGTTAACCCATAAAGACAAGCTCTTTCTTAAGGCAATTTGTGAGGCTCTCCTTAAGACCCGCATGAATGGCCACGGGGAGAACAATAAGCCTGTAGTGTTCCCTAAGCTAGTCTACTTGTATGATGAAGACTGCGTAGGGGGGTCTATTGAAGCTTCGGATGTCTTTGAGTTAGCTATTGAGTGCTCTAGTAAGTGCTTATATCCTGATTTCCTTAGTCTCTCTGGGGACGTGAAGCATAATGCTGTAGCTCAGCAATATGTCAACCATAATCAAGTAGTGACACCAATGGGCGCGTAATACTGCCCATTTAAAACACCGTTAAACGGGGGAACTCTCAATGAGACAATCCCGTGCTAAATTCTATATTCTTATAGATAAATGCCTAACGACTAACCCTGATGAATGTAAGGGTGTAGGGGCAAGCGCCTCGAAAAGCGGTGCTAAGGCTCAGACCTTAGAAGATATAGTCTAATCTCATAGGTGACTATGAGCAGTCTAATAAACGGTATTGATCTAGCGAATCAATATGAATATAATGTGTAGAGCTTATCTCAGCCCTTGGAAGGATCCTGAGACTGACCAATGGATCACTAATGGTCGATGTAATATTGGGGCAGTGTCTCTTAATCTTCCCCTGATTTACGCTGTAGCTAAACAAGAGAACAAAGACTTCTATGAGGTCTTGGATAACCGCTTGGAGGTAATCAGAGAGTTCCTCAAGAAACGCTATGATCTCATTAGACACACTAAGGCTTGCACCAATCCGATGGCATTCATGCAGGGGGGTTTCTATAAGGGGAACCTTAAGGCAGACGCTGAGATTGGTGATTTGGTCAACTATATGACTGCATCCTTTGGTGTTACTGCTCTCAATGAACTTAATATCCTTGCTACTGGTAAGACACTCTATCAGGATCCTTGGTTTGCTGAGGGTGTACTTAAGCATATCAATGATAAGGTAGAGCAGTTCAAGAAGGAAGATGGATATCTTTATGCTGTCTATGGAACGCCTAAAATTGTGGGCCTTATTTGGGTAACCGAATAAGAAAATTGTGTGGACCCGCGATAATGCGGGGTGTCTCGAAAGAGGCTAACGGGGAAGGCTAAGGCGCTAGCTATGCTAATCCCGTGGAGTTTAATAAATGCAATATAAAAAATATAACGGTGTACTAAGAAAATATAACTGCTTTATTACGCTCTGTAACGACTATCCCAAGGCTTGCCAAAAAGAAGCAAAAGGAGTACGGCCGGAATCGGTGGGTGAGAACCCCTTAAATGGAAGCACACAACCCCTTAGTAATAAGGGTGATGATATAGTCTAATCCCCTAATAAATATCGGGAAACCGAGGGTATAAATGGCAGAAAATTTATGTGGTGTACAAGCTAAACAATATGCTGAGTACACAGGTGACCATCAGTTTGGAGAATACTTCACTAACAGCTTCCACATGCACGTAACTGAGAACATTACTCCATTCGAGAAACAGGATGCTGAATACAAGATGTTCCATATGTGCAACGGAGGCCACATTATCTATAGCCGAGTGACTAACCCTGAGAACCTTCAGGCACTTAAGGCTCTGGTTCTCCGAGGTATGGAGAAGGGGTACTATCAAGGTATTAACTTTGATAGTGTCTATTGTGAAGACTGCCATAAGCACTCCACTAATGCTATGAACAAGTGCCCTCATTGTGGGTCTACTAACTTGTCTGTCATTAGTCGTGTTTGTGGGTATTTATCATATTCCAAGCTCAATGGGAGTACTAGAATGAATGATGCTAAGATGGCAGAGATTAAAGATCGAGTGTGTATGTAAACCATGAACTACGCTAAGTTAGATACCTGTAGTATGACCAATGGTGATGGCATAGGCGTAGATTTGTTTGTCTCAGGGTGTTCTTTAGATTGCCGAGGGTGCTTCAATTGGAAAGCCCAGAATCCATTCTATGGAACACCGTTTACTGAGGACACTATAAACACCCTCCTAGATGCTCTTAAATCGCCCTATATTGAACGATTGAGTATCTTAGGTGGTGACCCCTTAGAGCCCTATAACAAACACGCTGTAGAGCAAATCCTGAAGCGTGTGAGGGATGTCTATGGGGACACCAAGAAGATATGGCTATGGACAGGACGTACCTATGAGGATATCAAAGATGAGCCCATCTTGGATTATGTTGATGTTCTCATTGATGGTAAATTTGAATTAGATAAAAAGGAAAAACATGAATACCACGGCTCAAGCAATCAGCGAGTCTTTAGAATATTCAACGGAGGGTCTTGCGGACACTATGCAAGTATTGTTCGACAAGGCTCACCCTTCAGGGACGAACGGAAAGCTCTATCTTAAGCTCATCCTTGAGGAGTTTGAAGAATGGGCAGAGGAAGCTTCAGATTGCCCAGAGGACTTCAAAGAACTCTGTGATCTTATCTGGGTTTGCATCATGTATGCTATTGAACATAAGTATCCTCTTGAGTTAGGCATGAAGGCTCTTGCAGAGGAATTCATGAGCAAGATGGTTGATGACAATGGCAACCTTTGTCCTACCTATAGAGCTGATGGAAAGTTACTTAAAGGAGCACACTTTAAGAAAGCTGACTTTAGGAGTCTCTTAGGTGTAACTTCATGAGATTCCTAGATATAGAATCTACAGCAGAGGATGGGGGATCCATAGCAAAGGATATTATTAATATGTCTCCCCCTATAGCTGTCACAGGGGTTACATTTTTAGGGGTAGCCCTAAGTGATTGGGTCTACATAGGTACCATTGTGTACACTATAGTAGGCATTATAACAATGATAAAAAAGTACTGGGTAGACCCCTACCTAGCTGCTAGGAGAGTAAGAATTAATGAAGAACAAAGAGCCACTAGACAGAGAGAGCTTGCTGAGCTTGATTCAGGACAACATGTTGGAGAACATGCTGAACGATCTTAAAGACCCAGAGAAACGTAATCCTCAGCTGTACAATGCGATTATCAAGGAGCTGAGTAGGAATGGCATCAATTGTGTACCTAAAGCAGGTGAGGATGGGGACAACGCCTTAGCTTCTCTCCTTAAGGCTACTAAAGAGAACTTTGAGTTAGACTATGGAGCTAATGGCCTTGTCAACTAAAGCATTGATTCCATACTTTAATAGTTTCCCCCTGTTCTGTAGTCTTGTATGGCAGACTATTGGGTTGCCACAATGTACTCCTATTCAGGTGGATATTGCTAAGACACTACAGCATCCCCCTAATGATAGATTCATTCTTATGGGGTTCCGAGGGGTAGCTAAGAGTTTCATTACTTGTGCTTATGTAGTATGGTGCCTATGGAAGAATCCTCAGCTTAAGATTATGGTTGTCTCAGCTAACAAAGAAAGAGCCGATGCAAACGCTACCTTTATTAAGAAGATCATTAATGAACTGCCATTCTTAGAGCACCTAAAGGCACGAGAGGGGCAACGGGATACTCAGAATCTCTTTGACGTTGGCCCGAGTAAACCCGATCATAGCCCCTCAGTTAAATCCGTAGGTATCAAAGGACAGCTTACAGGTTCCCGAGCAGATCTCATTGTTGCAGACGATAAACTTTAACCATGTCGTCTTTAAACCCCTTAAATTCGGTGGAACTCAGTCCTAACTAGGAAAGACAATACCGAGCCGAGCTATTTAGCAGGTGTAACGACTATTATGTAGGGTCAAGTGATTCGAAAAATGGGGATGCTCTAAGTGGGCATAAGATATAGTCTGGTCTTCATAGAGATATGAAGCATCGTCAATTATAAGGAACATAACTATGTACGAAATTAACAAAACTTACGAAACTCCTAAAGGTCTTATTAAGATCCTGTCTAGAACTAAGAAGCAGAAACTCCCGAACGGTAAAGTCAAGCATCCTAGGGCTGTCATTCAGCTTGTCAAGACTGGAACAGTCATTGATGTTCAAACCTGTAACATTAAGGCAGGAAAGTTTGAGGACTTTATGGAACCCACAGTTTATGGTGTTGGTTTTATGGGTTCTCCTATTAGAATACCTGATAGAGGCTCTAATAGCATCGTCCGTAGAATCTATGACCTGTGGGCTAACATGCTGAAGAGAGCCTATGGTAACTACAAGACTAGCTATGTAGGCTGTAAGGTAGACCCTAGGTGGCATAACTTTACTACCTTTTTGAATACAATTCATGAGGTTGAAGGTTATGCAGAATGGGAGAAAGATTCTAGTATGCATCTTGATAAGGACATCAAGAAGGGCAACTGCAAGATCTACTCTAGGGATCACTGTAAGTTTGTTTCTGTTACTGAAAACGTAGCGGATTCTCTAAAGAGACGATGGGGTAAGGCTAACGACCTTGCCTTAACATAAAGGTGGAAGTTCCATCTAATTCATTTACTCAGGTATTGAGAGATCAGCTATTCGAGTTGGTGAAGGAGTTTGACGCTGTTATCAAACCTAATGGTACCATCATCTACCTTGGTACCCCTCAGAATGAAATGTCTCTCTATAATGAACTTCAGGAGAGAGGCTACACTGCTATTATCTACCCTGCAAGGTACCCCTATGATGACACCCATAGAGCATCCTACGGTGACAAGTTAGCTAAGTTCATTGCAGATAAGTATGATAGTGCTCCCAAGAAGTACGCAGGTAAGCCCACAGATCCCCTTAGATTCAATGAAGAGGATCTACAGAAACGAGAGCTGTCCTATAGAAGAGCAGGGTTCCTGCTGCAGTTCATGCTAGACACTAGCTTATCTGATGCTGATAAGTACCCATTGAGACTTAGAGATCTCATTGTAGGCACCTTCAGTACAGATGAAGCACCTATGAAGCTTACATGGATGCCTGATCCTGCTCGTAAGGTCTCCCTTCAGGAGATCCCAAAGGTAATGGGACTAAAGGGAGATGCCTATTATATGTGCCACACAGCTTCCCCAGAGATGGAGAAGTATTCCTATAAGATGATGTGTGTTGATCCGTCTGGACGTGGTGAATTGTCTTGCCTCGTCATTAAATAAAACCCTTAAATTCGGTGAACGTCTCTAAGAGATAATACCGAGCCAAGCCTAATTTAGGAAGGTGTAACGACTATTATGTACCGCTGAGTGTTAGTGGGAAACAGGGGTGAAAAAGATATAGTCTGGACTTATGGGCGACCATAAGAAAGTAATTAACAACTACTAAACATAAATATGAAAATCAACAACTTTAGAGCTAAAACCCGTTTGTACAAAGTGTACCATATTCACGAAAAAGGTAATAACGACCTAGCAAGTGGATATGTTGGCATTACTAGAAGATCTTTGAATTATAGACTCTCACAACACTTCTGCTCAAAGCGTCCCGTAGGAGAAACCCTTAGGAACCTTGGTAAAGAAAATGTTGAGATCTCTCTAATTAAGATGCTCCCTAAAGCTGAAGCTCTTAACATGGAATATGTGTTGAGACCTGAGCTAAACATGGGTTGGAACAGAATGGCAGGTGGCGATGTTGCTACCGTAAGATGCCCTGTTTGCAACAAGTATCTACCTAACCGTAGAACAGGTACTGTATGTAGAGGTTGCTTTGATACTAGGTTCAAAAAGGGGGGTATGCCCCATAACTATGGTACCGGTAAGCGCTATCTTATTACAGACCCTAATGGTAACACCTATACCCCAGAATCTCTTGTGGAGTTCTGTAAGGAACATGAGCTTACACCTCAGAACCTTCGTAAGGTAGCTAAGGGAACCCGTAAGCATCATAAAGGGTGGAAAGCTGTTGAAATTTCATAGAACCGAAAGACGAAACAGGTTATGCAGTATTGTATTACCTTAACGGTTACATCTACGTCATGGAAGTAGGAGGTCTCCTAGGGGGGTACTCTGATGTAGTCCTAAATAAACTAGCGAACACTGCTAAGAAATGGAAGGTTAATGAGGTAGTCATTGAAGGTAACTTCGGTAAACAACATTGCCGAAATAAAACCCATTAAATTCGGTGAAACTCCCTATGGGACGATACCGAGCCAAGCCTAGAAATAGGAAGGTGTAGAGACTAATTGTAAGATCAAGTGATCTGAAAAAGTGGGGACAATAGCTATAATAACAATAAGATTTACGTAGGGATGCACTCTACGGATAATCTTAATGATGGATACTTAGGTAGTGGTTGGAAGATTAGCTATTGTTAAGATATAGTCCGATCTATACAGCAATGTATAGCCCCAAGGCATAAGCGTAACGAACTTATGTAAACATAATGGATGGCATGTACCTCAAGCTCTTTGAGCCTGTCCTTAGGAAGGTCTATAAGGAATGCGGTACTAAAGAAGTTAAGTCAACAGGACAGAAAGAAGTACGCATCATAGATACCCTAGAGCCTGTCCTAGGTAACCATAAGATGATAGTTACCCCTGAGTGCATCAATAGGGATATCGATAGTGTCCCTGAAGGTGACTACAAGTATGCACTGTTCTATCAGATGACTAGGATTACCTCAGACAGAAGATCACTAGTTCACGATGATAGATTGGATGCCTTAGCTATAGGTGTCAAGTATTTAGTAGATTTCATGGGAATTGATGCTGATGAAGGGATAAATGAAGTAACTTCAGAATGGCTAGAGGAATCTTTGGAAGCCTTTCATGGGTTTATTACAAGAAAAATAGGAATAAATACAATTACAGAAAATGTAAGAGAATCAGGTACTTCCAAGGGATTCAATAAATACAAATATTCAGAGGGATACAAGTTTACAAGATAAAATCACCCCTATAAGGGTGAAGTGACTACTCCGAATAAAATCTCCACTCCCAGAAGGGGCCAGAAAAAGGTATATATAAGATATCTACCTGACCCCCTCCTGACAAAAAATAAGAAAATAATAATTAAAATAATAATGGGGTTACCTATAGACCCTTTGAGATATTCTAAAGGGGCTCATAAAGACTGACTTTAGATTTTTTCTTTATGTTCCCTTTTAGTTAACTCAAAGTATCCATATGAGACCATTGAATCATAAACTAGTAGTAGCTATCAAGATCATCATTATTATTGTCCTTTTAGTGGTTTCCTTATTGAATGGTGATGTAGGTACTGTTGATGCACTACTTAGAGCTGCTGTAGGGGGTCTACTATAGTCCCTTTAAGGGATCCTATAGTTAATCTATATCCCCTTTGGGGAGTACCTTAGGGTAACCTTTGGTACTCTCTTCATTATGCTAACTTGACGTATACTTGTGGTTAACTACAGATACCTATAGGCTAACTAAGGGGAGGATGATTATGTCCTTA